TAAGATCAGTTAGATTATTAGAGGAGCTTCGCGTATTTATATGGAAGAACGGTAAGCAACAAGCTATGTCGGGGTATAACGATGACTTAGTGATGGCTTTTTCGATTGCTATGTATTTGAGAGAAACTTCTTTAAGATTCAGAAGAACAGCAGAAAGTCTAACTCATGCTAGTCTAAATGCTTTCTCAAAAGCTGGAGAAGATAGCCCGATGTATCAGTCTTACACTAATTATGGTAATAACCCATGGCAGCAAGAGATTGCAACTCCAATGGGAAAAACAAATGAAGATTTAACTTGGCTTTTATAATATAAAGATATGGCAGAAAATAAACAAGACAACCTATTCTCGGCGTTAAGGAGACTTTTCTCTACTGATGTTATTATCAGAGACTCTGGCGGTAAGAATTTACAAGTGATAGATACTGAACACATTCAGAGTTCTGGTGTGATTCAAACTAACTCTTTAATTGATAGATTCCATAAAGTATATACTACGTCAACAGCGTATGGAGTTAACTTAAATCTAGCTCAGAACTATCAATCAGCCCGTGTACAAATATATGCTGACTATGATGCAATGGATACAGATGCTATCATTGCTTCTGCATTAGATATCATAGCTGACGAATGTACATTAAAGAACGATCAAGGCCAAGTGCTACACATCACATCTGCTGATGAAAATATTCAAAACTTACTAGAAAACCTATTCTACTCTGTAATGAACATAGAATTTAACCTATGGTCATGGATTAGAAACATGTGTAAGTACGGTGACTTCTATTTAAAATTAGAAATCGCAGAAAAGTTTGGAGTTTACAACGTAATTCCATTCTCTGCTTATAATATCGTTAGACAAGAGGGTTTTAATCCTAAAAATCCAAACGAAGTAAGATTTAAATTCGATCCTAACGCAGCTATAAGCTCTACAACAGGATACACTTCGGCTTACAACAACCAAGATCCAGGAATTTGGTTTGATTTGTACGAAATGGCACACTTTAGATTCTTAGGTGATGTTAACTATTTACCATACGGTAGATCTTATTTGGAACCAGCAAGAAAACTATTCAAGCAATATACTTTGATCGAAGATGCGATGTTGATTCATAGAATTACTCGTGCCCCAGAAAGAAGAACATTCTACGTTAACGTCGGAGCCATCCCACCAAACGAGGTTGAAAACTATATTCAACGTATGATCGGTAAGATGAAGAAAACTCCGCTTATTGATAGTCAGACTGGTCAATATAACATGAAGTTTAACCAACAAAACTTATTGGAAGACTTCTTTATCCCAGTTAGAGGTAACGATCAATCTACTAGAATTGATACTGCAAAAGGTCTTGAGTACAACGCTATCGAAGACGTTCAATACTTTAGAGAGAAACTATTTGCAGCGTTAAAGATTCCTAAAGCATTCATGGGATACGAAAAGGACTTAACAGGAAAAGCAACTCTAGCTGCTGAAGATATTCGTTTTGCAAGAACAATTGAGAGAATTCAAAGAATCATTGTATCAGAATTAAAGAAAGTGGCATTGGTTCACTTATACGCTCATGGCTATACTAACGAATCAATCACAAACTTCGATATTCAGTTAACTAATCCTTCTATCATATACGAGCAAGAAAGAATTGCTATGATGAAAGAGAAGATTGACCTTGCTAATCAAGCAGTTGAAAACTCTTCTTTACCAAGAGATTATATTTGGAAGAATGTATTTAATATCTCTGAGGACGAATTTGATGAGTTAGATGACCTTATTGTTGAAGACCAAAAGCGCAAGTTTAGATACAAACAAATTGCTGAGGAAGGAAACGATCCAGCAGAAACAGGTCAAGCATTTGGTACACCACATCAGATCGCAAGCTTATACGGTGGAAAAGGAGATGGTACATTAGATGTGCCTAAAGGTTACGATGAGACCAATCCAAAAGAGCCAATGAAGATTCCTGGAAGACCTCAAAAGTACAAATCTATATACGGAACTGACGAATCTCCATTTGGAAGATCTGGAGTTTACGATATGAATAATCAAAACGCTGAGACTAAGGAAGACAAGGTTGGAGTTACTTTTAAAGGCGGAGCTTTGAATATGGAGAACACTATGGCTATCTATTTACAGAACAAAAACTCAATTGAGAAGATGTTCGAGAAGCAGAATGCTAGAAAGACTCAACTTTTTGAACAATCAAGCCTATTAAGCGAAGACAACATCATTGACAATCTAGATTAGAATATTTAGATATTTATTAGCAAGCCTATCCAAAATAGCTATGGGAATTAAACATTCGAAATATCGTAACACCGGTATTTTATTTGAACTTTTAGTAAGACAGACAACTTCAGACCTTTTGAACAATCAGGACTCTAAAGCTGTTAAAATACTTAAAAAGCACTTTACCAACACAGAATTGGGAAAAGAGTACAGTTTGTACAGCGCTTTCGTAACCAGTCCAAAACTTTCAGAAGCTAGGGCCGAGATTCTTATTTCAACCATTTTAGAACAGTATAAGAAATTAAGCCACGAAACACTCAGCCAAGCCAAGTATAACCTAATCAAAGAAATTAAGAAAAATTACAACCTAGAAGATTTTTTTAAAGCCAAGATAGAGAATTACAAGCCTTACGCTTCTGTTTATACAATATTCGAATCTCAAAATAGCCCTAATTCAGACACCAAGCAGATCGTTTTAAACAAGATCAATCTATTGGAGCACATTACCCAAGACTCTATTAAGGACATGCAAGCTCCTCAATCAATGGTTCAAGAGTTAATGAACGAAGACAAAGAGATCAGACTTTTGACATATAAATTATTGGTTGAAAAATTCAATAAGAAATATCAAGGCCTTTCTGAAAGACAAAAAGGCATTTTAAAAGAATACGTTTCTAGCATATCTGATTCTGCTAATTTAAGAAAGTTTTTAAACGCTAAGTTAAAAGAGATCAAGCAAGAACTTATCGAGCAAACTGAAAAAGTTCAAGATAAAGTTACCAAGATCAAAGCAGAAGAGGTGGTTAAATTCATAAAGCCTTTGAAAGAGGGCATCGCTATTAAAGACGAAACCATTACTGGAATTTTACAATATTGTGAATTAATTGATGAGCTAAAAAGAGTGTCTAAATAATGAAGAAACCTTTCGATAATCAATTCGCAACACAAAGATTACTATCAGAGGAAAGTGCGACCGGCGGTGGAGTCTCTAACGGAGCTACATTTACGCCTGGCACTGGAGAACAATACTCAACTACGAAAGCTTTCAAGAAGAAGAAAAACGAGGTAAAAGACGTAGAACCAAAATTAGCCGCAGGTAAAGCAGAAATATATCCTCAAAAAAAATGGGGTTGGAAATCTGCACCATCTATTCCAAACAGACCATCTAAAGGCGGATTCCAATACAAGCAGATGTTCGAAGAAATGGAAGAGGGAGTTTTACAGCCAGTAAACTTGGATAAAGACTCTTTATCTCCAATGGAATATCAACAAGCACAAAAATACGAAAAATTTGACGCTAACGATTGGACATTTGATGATGTTTCTAAAAGATATATCAAAAAGCAAGCAGAACCAGAACAAGAAATGCAAACAGAAGACGAAGAGAAAAAGTACTACGTTAAAGTTTCAGTTAGGGATGCAAAAAGAGCTTTAGATGTACTTAGAGACAATCCAAGTTACAGAGGAGTAGAGTTAAACGGATCAGACACATACTATACAGACGACGAAGATTTAGCCTACGATATGATGATGGACTTTGGAACTCAAGACATTGAAGTAATAGGGGACAATTTTAGCGATAGTCATTTATACGGCAGCGAAGATTTAAACGAAGCTTTGACTTACAATAAATTCAAAAGAGAGGCTGCAACAAGACCTAACAAAGATGCTTTACACGAGGCATTAAAATCTATAAATAAAAAGTTACACGAAATAAACAGGTTAATGGAGTACTCTACAAACATGAGAATGGAATTGGAAGAGGATTATAGTCCAAGAACCGGTAAGGTTGTGAATAAGCTAGAAAGACAACTAGCAGAAATTTACAAAAAGGTTAAAAGTTTAAAGTAATGGCGAAATTAAAGACGTCTAACAGCGAAAAGCTGACGTTTGGTAAAAGAAAATCAGGGCAACCTGGAGGTAAAAAGAGTTTTAACAAACATAGTCCAAGACCCAAATCATACAGAGGTCAAGGTAGATAATATTTATAAGCATGACAACAGCAATACTATTCAAAAAGCACAGAGCAGGAGAAATCAGCAAAGAGAAATTTTTGTACGAAGTTAGAAGGGACCAACAGTTACCTTTTATCACCAATATGACATCTTACGAAGATTCTATTAAGATACTTAAAAACAAAGGTATCGTTAAAGAAGCCTCAGCAATTGACAATGTCCATCCTTACTTGTTAAAGAAAGGAATTGAAGCTGAATTATTAAAAGGTGGAGAACTTACTAACCTCGCATACGCAAAAGCTGTTGAAAAAGCTACAAATAAATTAGCAAAAGATCCTACTGCATACGACGATTTACAAGTGTCTAACTCTTCAAAGATAGAAAAAGCTGATGCTAAATTGGGTATGACTCCAGTAGAAGGCGGAAACCTTGTTGACAAACATAACGGCATGAAGAAGATCAAAGGCTTCAACGATGCTAAAGCAAATACAAAAGCTTCTAAGAAAGAGAATAAGAAAGGCAATCCAAAAGGCGTTAAGATTATGAAAGAGTCTGCTCAATTGGATATCTTAAAAGACCTTCTTAAAAAAAAAGTTGAATTAACTGAGGACATGCATCCTATTTACGGCATGGGCCAAGAGGTTGAATTACCAGAAGCTGACGCTAAAGAATTCAAAAGTAAAACTGGTATTATAAAGAATATCGTTGGCGGTACTTTAGAATTAGAAATACAGAGAGAAGGCGAAGAACCACTGATCATTAACAGACAAAGCAATGTAATCGACAAAGCTAAAGAGCTAGCATCGATGAAATCTCAAGCTGACGATAAAGAAGCAAGAGATAATATGTGGTCTGATTGGGACAAAAAAGGAGAAAAAACATTCGGTGGAATTGCAGATTTCCCTTCTAAAATAGACGCAGACAGACAAAAGAAAACTATGGGAATAGTTGAAAAACTAAGAAAAGCCCTAGGTTTAGACAAAAAGAAAACAGACGAAGCAACAAAATTTAAGGCCGCAGGTGAAGTAATGTTTACCCCAGACAATATGGCTGTAGATAAAGAAGCTGAATTAAGAAAAGCTGGAGTTAAATATACAAAAACAAAAGTAGCGTAATGGCAAAACAATTACTTATAGAGACTGCTTACTTTACTCCTACAGTTTCATTGAACGAGAGTAGAAGACACACAAACGGTAACTTAATAGTTAGCGGACAAGTGCAAGCATGCGATAAGCCAAACGCCAACAAAAGAATATATCCTTACGAAGTGCTATTTACGCAAGTAGAAAAGTACATCAACGGACCAATCAGAGAAAATAGAGCTTTGGGAGAATTGGATCACCCAGAATCTACGGTTATCAACTTAAAGAACGTTAGCCATAATATATTAAAATTATGGTGGCAAGACAAAGATCTTTACGGTCAAATAGAAATTCTACCTACACCATCAGGAAATATACTTACTCAACTTTTCGCAAATAACATCACCGTAGGCATCTCTTCGAGAGCTTTGGGATCTGTTATTCCAATTGGCGAAGGTTTGGTTCAAGTAGAAGACGACTTAGATCTTATTTGTTGGGACTTTGTTTCAACTCCATCAACTTACGGAGCTTATATGAAGCCTATTGGCGCTCCAAGAGCACCAGGTCTTCGAGAGTCAGTCGATTTAGAACTGACTATGGCAAATAAGTACGAAAGAGCAAGCCGTCTCATTTCAGACCTAATCTGTTCTCAGAGCGGAGTTTGTTGCTTGACTAAATAATTTTCAGTATATACGTATTTTTCGAAAAAAGTGCCGTATTTATTCAATATGCACCGCTTTCTAATGCGGTCGCTACTCGAATTTTATCTACATATTGCTTTCCACAATCTAATAAGCAATCAGAACACACATTATTCAATCACAAATGGAAAATTTGTACAAAGAGGCAATTGCAGACGCAAAAGCACTAAGAGCTAGCGCCATGGCTAACGCCAAAGCTGCTTTAGAAGAAGCATTTGAGCCTAAATTGAAAGAAATGTTCCGCAAGACTGTTGAAGAAGCAGAAGAGATCGATGAGATCGAAGAAGCTGAAGAAATGGACGAAGCGAAACATAAAGTTGAGGAAAAGAAGCACAAAAAAGATGCTGAAGAACTTGACGAAGTTGAGGAAATGGACGAAGCAGAAGAAATGGACGAAGCCGAAGAAATTGATGAGGCTGAAGAAATGGACGAAGCTGAGGAAATGGACGAGACTGAAGAGATGGATGAAACCTCTCTTGAAGAAATCTTAGGTGAACTTGAAGCATTAGCTAACGAAGGCGAAGGTCACGAAGGCGAAATGGAAGAAGAGTACACAGAAGATGGAATGGAAGAAACAGAAAACTTTGAAGCTAAATCTGAAGAAGAAGGCGAAGAAGAAGAGTCTGAAGAAGAAGTTGAAATGGGCGACGAAGAAGTTGAAGGTGAAGAAGAAGAAAAAGTAATCACTATCACTTTGGGTCAATTAAAAGACATTTTAGCTCCTTATCAAGCTGATGAAGAAGGTGCAGAAGGCGCTGATGGCGAAGAAGCAGCTGACGACATCAACTTAGACGAAATCTTTGCTGAATTGGAAGAAGCATCAAAAGAAAAAGTTGAAGAGAAGAAAGAAGAAATGGAAGAAGGTAAAGATGAGATGGACGAGCAAGAGCAATTGGTAGTTCCTGGAACTGAAAAACAATTGAAAGAAGCTAACGAAACAATCTCTTATTTACAAACTCAATTGAAAGAAGTTAACTTATTAAACGCTAAGTACTTATTCATGAACAAATTGTTTAAAGCTAAATCATTAACTGAATCTCAAAAGATCAAAGCTATCAACGCTTTCGATAGAGCTACTACAGTTAAAGAAGTTAAGAACACATTTGCTACTTTAAATGAATCTTTCTCAGTTTCTAAAAAGAAATCAATCAACGAAGGTTTTGCATCACAAGCAGCTGGACTTGCACCTAAGCAGACACAAACGATCGAAGCAGATCCTTTTATCTCTAGAATGCAAAAATTAGCTGGTATCAAATAATTTAAAAAAATAATTCCATAAAAATGGCAAACTTAGTACAATCATTATTAAATGAGTCTGCTCAGAACGCTCAACAAGCTCAGTTTACTGTAGCTCAAAAGCTTTCTAAGAAGTGGGCAAAATCTGGCTTATTAGAAGGTTTGGAAGGAAACGACCAAGCTAATATGGCTATGATCTTAGAAAACCAAGCTAAGCAATTAGTAGTTGAGTCTTCTAACACAGGTGGCGGTGTAACAAACGGCGCTACTTTCACTCCAGGTACTGGTGAACAATGGGCTGGTGTAGCTTTACCTTTAGTTCGTAAGATCTTCGGTCAAATCGCTGCAAAAGAGTTCGTTTCTGTTCAACCAATGAACTTACCTGCTGGTTTAGTATTCTTCTTAGATTTCCAATACGGAAACACTAAAGATCCTTTCACTGCTGGTCAATCTTTATACGGTACAAACACAGCTAACTTCGGTAACGCTGCTGCAGGTGCTTTATATGGTTCTGGTCGTTTCGGTTATTCTACTAACCAATTCTCAGCTTCAGCTTTAGGCTTAGCTACTGCAACTGGTTCAGTAACTTCTGCTGAAATCGATTTCAACAGTGATTACACAGCTTCTTTAGCTGCTGATCAAATCAGAAAGTTGACTTTCGCAACTTCTTCTTTAACTGATTTCGATATCAATGGTATCCGTGCTTTCATCGTTTACACAAGTTCAGGTTCAGCTGTAACTGCAGCTCAAAACTTACAACAATTTACTGCTATCCAAGGTGGTAACATTGCGTTCTTCGTAAGCGCTTCTGCTACATCAATCACTCCAGGTGTAACTGGATCTGGTTTCGTAGTAGAGTATAATAAAGCAACTGATTTCGCTAAAAGAGGTGATTTTGAAGACAGAACTGCTACTCAAGGCTTCTCTGTTCCTAACGCTGCTTCAGCTACTTCAATCGTTATCCCTGAGATCAACGTACAAATGAAGTCTCAAACTATCAGCGCTAAGACTAAAAAGTTAAAGGCACAATGGACTCCAGAATTCGCACAAGATTTGAATGCTTATCATTCTTTAGATGCTGAAGCTGAATTAACAGGTTTATTATCTGAGTACATCTCTTTAGAGATCGACTTAGAAATCTTAGATATGTTAATTACTAACGCTCCAACAGTAGAGTATTGGTCAGCTAAGGTTGGTGATCAAATCAACGCTGCTAAAACTGCGTTCACTTCTAATACAAGTGGTTTGTATTACAACCAAATGACTTGGTTCCAAACTATTGGTATCAAGTTACAAAAAGTTTCTAACATCATCCACCAACGTACTTTACGTGGCGGTGCTAACTTCATGGTAGTTTCTCCAGCAGTAGCTACAATCTTGGAATCAATCCCAGGATTTGCAGCTGATACTGACGGTGCAGCAGATACAATGAAATATGCATTCGGTGTTCAGAAAGTAGGTGCTTTAAACAGCCGCTACAAAGTGTACAAGAATCCTTACATGACTGAAAACGTTATCTTGTTAGGTTTCCGTGGTACTCAGTTCTTAGAAGCTGGTGCTGTATATTCTCCATATGTTCCATTGATCATGACTCCATTAGTGTACGATCCAAATACCTTCACTCCAAGAAAAGGTATCATGACTCGTTACGCGATGACTATGATCCGTCCAGAATTCTATGGTTTAGTAGTAGTATCAGACTTACAAGTAGTTTAATCTATTTTAAGATCTATATAAGAAAGGCCCAACGTAAGTTGGGTCTTTTTTTGCGCATATTTATTTGAAAGTATTTAATGGCAAATCCAAGCATATACGACGG